CCTGACACCTTGGCTGAAGTAACTGTGGTCACGGATCCTATCCAAGTTACGCAGAACGAGTACTACACTTTTAGCGCATATTTTGGCACAGCAAACTATGGGACTGACACTGACACTGAGGATGAGTGTCACCTAGAGATAGCCTGGTACGACGACAGCGACACTTTATTGCAAACAGACACGGGCATATCCAGATACCACTCTAGAAAAATGTCTGAAAACTGGGGTTCGGAAAATACCGTACTACGTGTAGATGAGATAGGTATAGAACTAGACACCTTAAAGTTTAAGGTAGGCGACGGGTCCACGGCGTGGAACGATCTAGCATACGCCAGCGATCCTGACCTATACACATACAAAGATAGCGCAGACTGGGTGGGAGACGAGGTTCTCTTGCAGGGTCACATAGGCGTAGAAACAGACACGTATAAATTTAAAATAGGCAACGGCGTAGATGCGTGGGGCGATATATCGTACTCTACTAGCGAGCCTGCGTGGACTCGAGTTTCTGCATCTGGACGTAGCCCGGAGTCTGCACTGTATGCGGTAGCCACCTTATCCTGGAGCCCGTTTAGCACAGACATGTCACTGATATTGGACGAGGCACTTTTTGAGAAGTCGCCCAACGTTAACTCGTTCTTTGACGGAACAGTTGGACAAGAGGACGTCGCAGGCCTATTTTGGGAAGGCACGCCTAATGCTTCAAGAAGTTACTTTTACCGTAACTTTACCAACGTCACAGCTAGGCTAAAGCGAGTACTGCCAGAACAACTTCTTCTAGGAAGCACGTTTGCCATTAACTACGATGTTGACTACATCAGCTATTAAAGCTAACTGAGTGATTCATAGTACTATACTCCCATGGAAACTTTAGTATTAGTAAGTTTTTACGTGGCTTTTGTAGTAGGCATATCTGAGCAGGTTGTCTCATTGGGAAAGTTCCGCGCTCTTTTATCTCTAGCTGCCGCTGCTATTGGAGTATTAGTACTAGGTGTACAAGGCGCTGAAGCCGCAATCATAGGAGCTGGGGCAGCTTTTGCGGGCACATTTTTAGCAGCCTTGGGTGACAGAATTTCAATAATTCAACTCGCCGTGACACGCCAGATTGGACAGCGCGATTAAGTGTGCTAGTGTGGCCTCTCCGTCCTAAGGAGAAACCATGTATCAGTACAGCGTGCTGGTAGCAGGAAACGGTGAGACGAGCAGGGCTAATGTAGAAGCCCTGATGGAAGATCACTATCATGCTAACAGCGGTAATGGAGTTGTAGTCATCGCATTTGATGACAGGCCTTCCTCCGGCCAAATATGGGCAGCACAGACTGCTTCCGCACTAGGCCTAGACATAGTTGTCTATGGCGTTATTAGCAATAACTTCACGGCTATGCCGAAGTCAGCTATCCACCAAAGTAAATCGCCGTTCAAGGATGCCGCAGAATATGTAGCGGCTAACTCTGAGTCTAAAGAGGCGTTTATTCTGTGGTCAGATGACGACCCAGCCAGTGTTGAAATATTGGCGTATTGCAAAGACAACGATATCCCCGCGCTAGACCTGCGCCAAGGTTTAATGGCTATTCAGCCTTCTGAAACACTTGTGCACGAGGAAAAGCCTGAAATCCCTGAGGAAGAGCACGTTCCTGAGGTAGAGATTGAATTAGAGCTAGACGAAGAGCTAGAGGACGAGGAAGAGTCTGAGTACAGCTACCCAGACGAAGTTGCCTCGGCCGTATTAACTATCGCTAACTACATTGCAGATATTGTTGCAGAAGCTGTCATTGCGCGAATGAAGGAAGGCGAAGAGTGATTTCTGCTCGAGCCTACGGCCTACTTATGTACATATCTCAGAACCCAGAAGACATTTCTGCGACCAGTTTAGCTAACGTTTTTAGCGAGGGTCGTGGGGCTATTTTGAGCGCCCTTAAAGAGCTTCGGGAGGCCGGCTTTCTGGTAACTTCCAAGGAGCAAATTAACGGAAAATGGGTCACGTTTTCCAAGCTACCGGAGTCGGATTTTCGGACCCCGGTAAGTCGACTTCTGATACAACAGTATGTGCAGAATAGCAATAACACAGTTATACCTAATTCTTTAAGAAGTAAACCTAATACATCGGCGGAGCCGATGGGAGGACTAGAAATGGGATATGAATTCTTCGATAAAACCTCTTCGTTAGATCATGACGAGCGGGCTAGTGAAGCCGCTAAACACGCGGCCCGTAAGAAGGCTGAATACGAAGAGGCAAAGACTGCTCGGCAGAACAAGAACATTGTCTACCGCGCTAACAAGCCGCTATCAGCTTGGACAGCCACAGACGTGGCCTACGAGTTTGCTACTCGCCTACACGCCGTGTGGCACATCAAGCCTTGGGAGGTTACCAAGTCTCGGTTTATCCAGGCCTTGGCTGAATCCCGCAAGAAGTTTGACACCGACGGCACCATGGAGCTAGAGATGATGGATCGGTTCTTCCGCTCCCTGCAGCTTGACAAGCACAGCGATGCTGATATTCTATGGAAGATGTTTATTAAGCGATTTCCAGAATACGCGGCAGAGGTGCGCAACACCGTAAAGCAGACCGCAGATGTCACGGAAGAAGAGCAGCTACAGACCGCTCGCTCTATTGCGAGGTTCGAGGACTAATGTTTAAGACAGATGAACTCCCGCTTCGCCGGCGCACTTGGTCAAAAATTGCCGCCATTCCTAAAAACCGCCTTGGGTGGGAACTAGATGATTGCTTAGACGTGGCCCCTGAGGACATGAAGGTTATTAAGACCTGGCTAGAGTCCGCTAAAAGCGGAAAGGTTATTAGGGCTACTGACCGACCGACCACCTGCGGCGTAGGTCTTTACCTATACGGAGCCCCAGGCCACGGCAAGACCACGCTGGCTTTAGCCATTCTGCAAGAGGCTATTCGCACCTTCCCTATGGACGCCTTTGACGTGCAGGAGGGTCATACCATGATTAGGCCTTGCTACTTTACTCAGTACTCCGACATCTTGGAGCTAAAAGGCGCTCTTATGAACGAGCCCACTGCCGATCAGATGCGTATCTGGGACGGTATCATGGGCGAGTCCAAAGAGGATACTTACAATATCCGGCTGCTGGTAATTGACGACATTGGTAAAGAGCACAAATCGGGCAGCGGATGGCAGTCCGCCATGCTGCACCAGGTCATTAGAACCCGATTTAACAACGGTCTGCCTACTATAATTACCTCTAACATTGATGACATTGAGGCGACCTACGGTTCCGCAACTGACTCTTTCATGAACGAGGCGTTCGTAAAGATTAAGCTAAAGTCCCCTAAGGGAGACCTCCGCCGATGAAGGATGTGCGTATGACAAAAGAGTCCCGCTTACTACAGGTATTCCTGACTCCAGAGAATGCCCCAGAGCCACGAGTATCTGAGGTGCACATGGATGATAAGCAGCGACTATCGTGCAACTGCTCCGGCTATAAAGGTCGATCAGCTTGCAAGCATGTAGAGTTCGTGCAGAAAAAGATTAAGGACAATGAGGGTCACTACCCCGTGCCTGTAATTAAATCTGCGCCCAAGTTTGTCACCAAAGACATGTCTTCAGAAGACCTTCGTAAGTTCATACTTACGTATGGAAAAATAGAGGTGTTCTGACACATGCAAAATGGGGACCTTAGCAATGATTTAGTAAAGCGAGTATTAGTTTCTGTAGACATTGTTAGAAAGCAAACTCTTTCTCAGAAGAAACTTTTAAAGCTTATACCAGTAACTGATGTTACTTACACCTACGACTTAGCTATGCTCAGCCGTTTGTATCTATTTGCAGATAGATACTCTATGACTCTAGAATTAATATCGTTCGATATGGATAGAGACGAACTACAAAAAATTGTGGAAGAACTTGACGAGATAGGCACTAGTCCGTTTAGATATTTCACTGCATATGAATCGACGCAACATTTGGTGGCTGAGTTACCTTATAGACGAGAAGTTGCGGGAGTGCTAGATACTCCTGATAAGCTTCTTATGTACGGTAGCTGGGGAATGGACTTTTCTTTACTATGAACAATGAGAAACGATTATTAAGCAAGGCAATCGCTGATAAGAACTTAACTGCGCTGTTCGAGCGTAATGTTACTTCTGCGTGGTTTGCTGACGACGACGACCGACGAGTATGGAACTTTGTTAGAGACCACTACTCCAAGTACGGAGAGTCCCCAAGCCTAGAAGTTATCAAAGATAACTATCCCACCTACGCACTAGTTCCGGTAGAGGATTCATTAGATTATCTAGTGGACGCTGTTATATCTGCTCGCCGTAAGTTTGCTACTGCCCGAATGCTTTCGGAAGCTATCGATCACGTAGAAAAGAAGCAAGACCATGAGGGCGCAATTATTGCTTTGCAGCGAGGAATGGTTCAGCTAGAGGACGACGGGCTAAGCGCCACTAATGACGTAGACCTCACTTCAGATCCTATGCGCCGTTGGGACGAGTACGTAGAGCTAAAGAACTTGCCTAACGGTTTACGCGGGCTTCCTACAGGGTTCCCTACGATCGACGCTGCAACTAGCGGTTTACAAAATGGGCAGCTAGTTGTAATTATCGCTCCTCCAAAGACTGGTAAGTCAACCCTTGCATTGCAGGTGGCACTTAACATTCACCGAGAGCAAAAGAAAGTTCCTATGTTTCAGTCATTCGAAATGACAAACCAGGAGCAGCTAAACCGGTACGACGCTATGCGCTCTTTAATCTCTCATCATAGATTGATTACTGGAACGCTTACCGCCGAGGAAGAGTCCCGCTATCAGCGAATTTTGAAGAACCTGGATAAGGTAGACCACAAGTTTTGGCTAGTTGATTCGGCCTCCGGTCAAACTGTGTCTAGCATTGCTAGTAAGATTCAAACTCTGCAGCCAGATATTGTTTTCATCGACGGTGTTTACCTTATGATTGACGAGCAGTCTGGCGAAGCTAATACTCCGCAGGCTTTGACTAACATTACACGCTCACTAAAGCGTCTAGCTCAAAAGAGCAACATTCCTATTGTAATTTCTACGCAGGTATTGACGTGGAAAATGAAGGCCGGTAAAGTCACTGCTGACGCAATTGGTTATTCGTCATCGTTCTTCCAGGACGCCGACGTAATTCTTGGCTTACAGCGAGAGGATGAGGAAATTGACGACACACGACTTCTTAGGGTTGTTGCAAGCCGTAACTCTGGTCCTGCAGAAGCTACACTTGATTGGCAATGGGCGGAAGGTAGATTCCGCGAAATAGATGGGACTGATCTATGACAGTAGAAGAAATGGAAGATGTACTACTCCGATTAGGTATGGACGTAGTAAGCACTAGAGGCGACGAGATTCAATCGTTTTGCCCGGCTCATGAAGAGCGCACCGGCCACCCAGACCGTAACCCTTCCTTTTGGATTAACGCCGACACCGGAGCTTTTATCTGCTTCTCGTGTCAGTTTAAGGGAGGGGTTCAGTCGCTCATATCTTATGCCGCCGGCATAGAGTACGAGGATGCGTCAGGCTGGCTCACATCAGGTGAGGGCGGTCTTAGCAAGAAACTTGAGCGCGCTATGAATAGGGCCCCAAAGTTTGAGGAAGTTACCGAGGTAACCGAGTCTATGCTTTCGGCATTCGTAGAGCCTCCTACTAGTATTTTGCGCCCAAGAGGCTTATCTATGGAGTCTACTTGGTACTACGGAGTTAAGTACGACCCTCGTAAAGACTGCTGGATTATCCCTATTAGAGAGCCGCTTACTGGAAAGCTACTAGGCTGGCAAGAAAAAGGCGCGCACGGCAGGTACTTCAATAACTTCCCTAAAGGTATGCAAAAGAGCGGGTCGTTGTTCGCTTACAACGAGTCTATGCTGCTAGATGTAGATACTGTCATAGTAGTTGAGTCCCCGCTAGATGTGCTGCGGCTACACAGCGTGGGAGTTATGGGCGGGGTAGCTACTTTCGGAGCACTAGTATCTAAAGAGCAAATAAATCTATTACGAGGAGCTCCTCGTCTAATAGTCGCCATGGACCACGACGACGCAGGCCGGGCCTCAGCAGAAATGTTTTTGCAAAACTCTGCCCGACTAGGTTTTGAGTGTTTGTTCTTTGATTATAGCCACACCGATCAAAAGGATATTGGCGGCATGAGCAAAGATGAGATATTGTTAGGTTTAGAGAACGCTAAGCACTCACTTCGCGGGCTACGGGCAATTAGTTAGGTTAATATGATTATCGGTATAGCTGGCTACGCTAGGTCTGGTAAAGACGCTGCTGCCAAGATTTTAGTAGAACACTACGGTTACGAACGACGCGCCTTTGCAGACATTCTGCGGTCGGCCCTTCTTACTTTAAATCCTGTTGTCAAGGGAACGCTACGGCTGCAGGACTTAGTTGAGGAGAATGGGTGGGAAGTCGCCAAGGGTGTCCCAGAAGTTCGCCGACTAATTCAGGTGTTTGGTACTGACGTGGGACGTCATTATTTTGGCGATAACATTTGGGTAGACATGGCCTTTAAAGACCTTACTCCGGAAAGCAACGTAGTTATCGCCGATGTACGATTCCCTAGCGAGGCCCAGCGAGTAGCCGACTACGACGGCGCTAACTGGCGCATAGAGCGACCAGGAGTTGGCCCGGTAAACAACCACAAGTCTGAGTCAGCCCTAGTTGCGTGGGAATTTGACAAATATATTAAAAACGACTTTAATTTAGAAAAGCTTGAAGCCGACTTACACGAACTGATGAGTTTTTATGACATTCCGCGGATCACTACTCCCGTATCAGCCTGAGGCTGTAGAAAAAATGCGCGACCGGCAAAAGGTGCTGGTCGCGTACGACTTAGGGCTAGGCAAAACTGTTTTAACTATTGCAGCAATAGAAAGCCTCATGGA